ATTCGTTTCAAGAATAATAGTCTGACTTTATTTTTTCTTTAGAAAAAGTTTAAATTTTCTTAATGCCTCTTTTGCTATAATAGAATAAAAAGGCCGTTCACAAATTTACATAAACAATATGCCCTCCAACGTCAAAGAATTGAGGGCCGAACTGAAGAATTTATCTTCTTCTTTTTTTGAAGAAGAAAATGTTTTTCGCAAATCGGTAATCGTCTTTAATTTTGTCGAGACGATTTTAAAAAATAAGGAAGCGAAAAAGTCGTTCGACTCTCTCGTTGCCGAGGCCGCCGAAGAAATAACTTCCGCGGAGACAGGAAACGAAGAAAACATCTTAAAAACAAAGCTCTGCTGCGGCAGCCGCTTTTGGCGTCATTATGCTGACTTGGACGCCGTGCATTCGATCATGAAAAAAATGCGGCGAGACAAAGATCGCCGCGGTTTAAAAAAATTGGACAATATAATTTGCCAGCCTTATTCGGCAAATTTGTTCCACGCGGCTTTTCAGGTGGTCGGCGGTTGTGTTTTAGAAAAAATGGAACAGGAGGAATTTTTAAAATGGGCCGACAAGACCGGGCTCACTTGGTTTGACACCAAGCGAAGCGTGCTATATATAAAAGGCCTAAAAGTTTGCATAGCCAAACAGGATAAAGAGACTAACGCCCATAAGATACTTAAATATATTTTTAAAGACCATAAAGACGACCTGAGAGATAATTTCTTTTATTCAGAAATCGCAGAAGATGTTTTTGAGGATTTGGAATATAAAATTGATAGAAATTCTTGGCAAAAATATTATGATACATGCAAAAAAATAAATGAAAAAATAATCATAGGTACCAAAAACGCTGTGCAAAACTTTTTAATATTCAATTCGGGAAAAAGAGGGTGCTTAAAAATAAACCCCGAATATCTATGATTCATTGGCAAAAAATTAAAAAACTTGGACTAAACGTTTAGCTAAACTTTGTCCAAACCAATTTTTATAAACTAGCCTCATAACGATTTATGAGGCTTTTTTTATTAAGCCCCAAAACCGCTATCGCCGCATAAAGGTCGAGGCGCAAAAACTAATTAATAAGATTAAAAAAGCTTCTATGTTTTACATCAAGGGAACAATAAAAGACGACAAGATAGAAAACTTCACTCGCAAGGACGGGACTCCGGGACAAAAACGGCTGCTTTATGTCGAACCGTTAAACAGCATTTACCCGATAACCGTAAACGTCCCTATCGGCAAGGATTACGGCAAGATCGGCGCCAAAGTTGAGATTGAAGTCAGGGTTTATCCGTTCTGTTTCGTCAATAAGGAAAGACAGAAAGCGTTTCTTTCGGTTTATGTTCCGGAAGAAGACGACAAGAAACAATAAATCATATGGACTTTATAATCGCCACCACCACCGCGACTTCGACCATTTATCGCCTGACCGACGAGGCTTTAAATCTACTTAACTTCAATTATCAGTTTTGGACTTTCGTCGTCTGCGTCGTCCTGGGCTTTGCCGTGATATTTTTAGTCCTTAACATTTTCGACTGATATGCATGCAGCGATTATAAATTTCTTTGAGTCTCTCGGGAACATCGTCATTCCCGTCCTGGCAATCGCCTTGATAGCCAAATTATTCATAAGAATTAGCAGATAATAATTTTATGTGCTCCGCAGCAATACTAGCCTCAAACTCTTGCTACCTGGACAACTGGGTCAATATTACACACTCTCTGTCCGCGTGCTTGGTTATGGGCGCGTTTCTCGGAGCAACGGTCGGCATAATTTTATTATTTCTTAAAAAATAATTTAACTTTACTTCTATGTTCAAGAACATCACGAAGAAAATTAAAGTCGGCTTAATGGCTTTGCTGGGGGTTATCGGTTTCAGTGCCGGTTCCGCCTTCGCGGCTATGGACGCGGATATCGCTTCCACCACGAACGGAATGGCAACAACCGTCAAGGATAACTTGATGGGCGTGCTAATCGCTAACTTGCCGACCATCGTCATTGTCGGCGTGGCCGTTTTGGCCATCGGGTTCATTTGGAGATTGTTCCGCCGCTTCGCTAAATAGCCCTCAGGCCGTCCGAGCTCTTCCTCTCGGGCGGCTTACCGGGATATTAAGCCCCTTAAATAAACCTATATGAAAAAGTTGAGTATAATCTTCGGACTGCTGGCCGTCATTTTATCCGGAACGTTTTCGATAATCAAAACAGCCGAGGCTTCGAGTGGAATTTATCTGGACAGCACCGGATATGTTTTTAAAAAGAATTCCGACGACGGAAACGGAAACTTCACTTTTTCCAATACCATCGGAACGTCTTGCAATAACCGTCTTCTAATGGCTTTTGTTTCCACTTACACCGACGGCGCCGGTTGGGGAGACGTCGCTTATGGAGGATTCGCGATGACGGACAGCGGAATCGGAAGCCAGGCTTATGTCGGACAAGTTCGTCATATGCGTTGGCAAACTTTTATTCTTGTTAATCCACCGGTCGGAACGCAAAACTTTCACGTCAGAAACACGCGCGGCCAATATTCCGATCCGGCGACGATAGTTTTAAAAACGTTTTGCAACGTCGATCAAACGACGCCGCTTGATTTCGTCCGAGGCGGTTTAAGCAATTACAGCGGCAACGGAATCGGCAGCGGCTATTTCAACATCACCAACAACGACAGTTTGGTTTTGTTCAACTACATATTGGCGACTGGCGGAACTGTTTCCGGAACGGCCGGCTATACCCAATCTTCTTTGAACGCTTATGATTACGCCGGGCAGCAAATTTATAATTTCTTCACGGCGATAGTGGATAAAAAGACGGCGACCGATTATTACTACGTCGGCGGAACGGATACGGACTGGGCCCGTTCCCTGGATATTTTTGTTTTAAACGCGGCCACTCCGACTTCTAACATAACCATAGCTTCGCACAGCGTAAACCACGCCAACGGCAACGTTTCCATGGCCGGAACCTGCGACACTATCGGAACCGGACAGAACCAGCTTGATATTTACGCTAATTCTTTGGGCGATCCGAAATTGTTTGTCGTCGACTGTATAAGCGATTCTTTTTCAGCGGTATATCCGGGAATGGATTACGGCACATCGACGATTTACGTTATAGACGCCCTTAATAACGCCACCGTCAACCGCGCAAGCTTTACGGAAACCAGGAACCGGCCGGAATCAAAAATAGAAATAATGTATCCGGAGGCCAGCTTCACCAAGCGAGGCCGAACCCAGGAATTCGTCGGCTACTGCGAACCTTATTACAGCGGCGGCTTGGACAAAGAAGACGCCGTTCCCAATACGCTCACCATCCAGGCCGGCTCGTCGCTTCCGCCCGTGGCTCCCTCCTGCACCTGCACGCCGAGCGAAAACGATTTCACCTGGGGGACTTTTTCCTGCTGGTATACGGCTAGGACGGTCGGGGACGTCAACGTCTGCGTTATAGACACGAAAGACTACAACAACATCGATTGTCTGCAAATGGGCTTCACCGATTACAACGCGACCACCATCGCTTTTTATCCTTATTTCCAATGGTCTTTCGATTCGGGAGCGCAAGCTAAATTTCAGCAATCATCGATGGACATATACGACACGCAAGGCATAAATCAAAGTGCCGTGCCGCTTTATTTCACTTTTTCGGAAGACGTCTATAACGCTTCGTCGACTTATGTTTTCAAGCTGGAAGACTATACCGTCAGCACCACCTCGCCGCAAGTCATCGCTTCGTCGACTGTCGCCGATTTGAATCTCAACGAATTCAGGCAAATCGGCTACGAAAGAGACTTGTCCATTTTGAACAAGCGGACTTTATACGCCTCCATTTCAAGCGCGACCGGAACAACGAGAATTTTCCAGGGTGTAAATTTGTTTATCACTTACCATCCTTTTTATTACCCCACGCCGCCGATAGATTTCGGCAGCATATTTCCGCGAATGAAAAGCGCTCTTTCGGAAAAATTTATCTTCCATCAATTCTTTCAGGCCTACGATATTCTGCTCGCCAATTTCACCAAAATTATTCCCGAGGTCGTGCCGCAATTTCCGATGAAATTCATGACCGGAAACAACCAATTCAATTTGAGCATTCCGGCTCTTGATTTTGAAAGCGCGCCCGTCAAATATTTCGCGCAGCATTTAAGGCCGATGGGCGACGGTCTGCTGTGGCTCGGCTTTATAGTTTACGTGTTTTTTAGAATCTTGGGCGCTTTCAGCCCCAACGATAAAAATTAATCATATGACCGGATACCCTTTCGACTGGGCGATTAACGCCTTCATAAAATTCTGCGGAGAATTCTTCGACTCCATGCTGGCGTTCGTCTTTTCTTTTCTTCCCTCGAACGAAACTTTCGCCGGCTGGATAAACATCGACACCGAGAAACTGGATTACGCCACACAAAGAATAGCCGACACAATCAGTTATTTCAATATCGTTTTCCCGTTCGACACCCTGTTTCTGATAATGTCGTTTATGCTCGTTTTTGAAACGGTGCTTCTGTTTTTCAAGATTACGATTTTCATTATCGGCCTGCTGCGCGGCGGCCACTAAACATATGATAAATATCGTCGTCGGCAAACCCGGCTCCGGCAAAACATATTATCTGGTCAGGAAAGCTTATAGATTTCTGCGGCAAGGCCGCGATGTCTATTCTAATTTTTTCATAGACTTCAAATCGTATGACGAAGAAACAAGAAAAAAACCTTTTAATCGTTGTTTGGATAGGTTTTATAATCTTCCTCTCGTTAGGGATATTCGCGCTAAACTATTTCATAATAAAAATAGAAAAGTCGGAAAACTTTATTTCTGGAACGAGCTCGAGGACTTGCTCGAAATAAGGGGCGGCGAAATTTTGATAGACGAATGCCAGATATATTTCAATTCGCGCTCCTGGAAAAAGCTTCCTTTCCGCCTGCAATACAAACTGCAGCAGCACCGCAAACACATCAGGAAGAATGGGGACGGTTCGTTTATGGCTTTGAACATTTGGGGCGCGGTTCAGAACGTCAAACGCATTGATACCGTGGTTCGCGAACTGGTTAACAACATCTATTCTCTCAAAAAAGTCGGGCCGTTGTTTCGGGCTTGCTTATACGACATCGAAGACATTGATAAAGAAAAGCGCAAGCCGTATAAAATCAACCTATTTTTGTTCAGCAAAAAACTGGCCGCCTGCTACGATACTTTTCAGGAAATAATCGGATTTAAAGAAAATAAATAGTTGACCGGCCGCACCCGATTTTTTTATTTTGGCGGCGAGTTCTGCTAACGAGCCGCCAAATAAAAATGGGCGGCCGGTAAATGAGATTTTAGAAAATAAGATATTACATAATTAACTTGATTATATGCACACTCAAGAACCATATGTTTTACGAACTTAAAAATTTATTCAAAGATCATCGCTATCACGCCTGGTTGAAAGTCAGAATTAAAGCTCTCGAAGAAGCTATCGAAAATAATCTGACCTTGGACCATACGAACGATATCGAGTTGCTAAAAAGAAAGCTGGCTTCATACAAACAGGCGTACGCGGATCTGTCCGAAATTTATGGAATATCGAACGAAGCTGATAATATCCGGAAATAACGTCGAGATATACAAAAATAAAGTCGGAATAAAAATCGGAAAAAGAAAACATAAAAGAATAAAACGAAAGAAAAAAAATAATGAACCGAAAATACCAAACCCCTACGCCGTATACAGGGCGCGCCGCAATATCAAACGAATTATAAATTCAAACCCCGACATGCAGAGATTCTTGACTCTCACTTTCGCGGAAAATCTTACGGATCTCCAAGACTGCAACAAAAAAATAAAAATATTCGTCAAGAAGTTAAAGAGAATAAAAAAAGAGATAAAATATTTGCTCGTGCCCGAATTTCAAAAACGCGGCGCCGTTCATTATCATATTTTGATAAATTTGGATGAAATCGAACAAAAATTGGTTGCCGATTTATGGGGGCACGGATTCGTTAAAATCAAAAAGATTAAAGAAGGAACCAATGTCGGATTTTATGTTTCAAAATATATCGGCAAAGACTTGGAAGACCAAAGATATTTTAACAATAAAAAATATTTTTGTTCCCGAAACTTGAATAAGCCGATTGAGATGACATCGGCTCGCGATGTAAAAATATTTTTGGAATCCAATCGCCTTAAACCGGTCCAAAAAGGCACTTATAAAAGCTATTACGGACTTATTGATTATGAGTTGTGCCGGATAGACAAAAAATAATAATTGATGTTAGAGTAATACCGTGACCGGCGCATCCCGTTTGCGCCCCGATATTGCTCATTAACAATTAATATGTCAATTGATCTGACGACAATTGAATTCCTAACCACCGAGCAATTGGCGGAATTTCTGGGCTTATCGAAGACTTCCGTATATCGTCTTATAAGCGGACGGAAAATCCCGTTTTATAAACTCGGCCACAATATTCGTTTCAAGAA